ACTGGGTGAGAACCTGGACCTGGGCGGCGATGGCAGCCGCAACGGCACAGGCAAGACCACAATCATCAATGCCTTGAGTTATGCCATGTATGGGCAAGCACTCAGCAACATTCGCAAGGACAATCTAGTAAACAAAACCAACGGCAAAGGCATGTTGGTCAGTCTTGATTTCTCTGTCAATGGTAAAACATACAAGATTGAACGTGGGCGCAAACCCAATGTGTTGCGCTTCTATGTGGACAGTGAAGAACAAACTGCTACAGATGATGCACAAGGCGACAGCCGTGAAACACAGGATGCCATTGAGAATGTGTTTGGTATGAGCCACGACATGTTCAAACACATCTTGGCCTTGAACACTTACACAGAACCTTTCCTGAGTTTGAAAGCCAACGAACAGCGCACCATAATTGAGCAGTTGTTGGGTATCACTGTGTTGAGTGAACGTGCTGAACGCATCAAGGAACTCAACAAAGCCACAAAAGATGCCATTACCTCAGAAGAGTTTAGAGTACGTGCTGTTCAAGAAGCCAACAAACGCATCGAAGAACAAATTGAAAGCCTACGTAGACGTCAAGGTCTGTGGCAAAAGAAATACGACAGTGACTTGGCTTATCTAGTAGGTCAGTACGATGAACTAGCACGAGTCAACATTGAAGCAGAATTGTTGGCACACAAAGATCTTGCTGTGTGGAACGAACGTAAAAAACAAGCAGACGCACATGATCGACTGCTGGCATATCAAACTGCATGGCAGCAAACACAAACCAAAGAGATTGCTGTATTAAAAGTCAGTTATGAACAACTCAGTCACATTGATATCTCAGCAGAACTACAAGCACATCAAGACTTGGCCGCATACAATCAACGGACCAAAGACATTGCTGAACTTGAAAAACTCATTGCTCGTTGTGTCACAGATGAAGCACGAGAACAAAAGACTTCAGACAAATTGCGAGCAGAGATTGCTGAGCTAGAAGCACACAAGTGTTATGCCTGTGGTCAAGAGTTTCACGACGGTGCTCATGAAACTGTGTTGGAAACTAAACGCCGAGCATTGCAAGAGTCTGCGCTACAAGCCTTGGCTACCAATGGTCAGTGGATGGAGAATACTGCGGCACTGCAAGCATTGGGCGCACTGGGCACCCGACCCACAACACACTACAAGACCGAAGCTGAAGCCATTCGACACAGCAGTGAGCTAGAGAATATACAACAAAAGATTGAGGACAAATCAGCAGAAACAGATCCTTATGCTGAACAACTGTCTGGCTATGTGCCTGTGGAATTGGGCGCACAGCCTGCCACACACTACGACACAGAAGCACAGGCTATCAAACATTCTACACAAGTCAACAATTTACTACAACAGATTACCAGCAAGCACGCCGAAACTGATCCTTACAGCGAACAGATTGAGGACATGCAACAACAGGCTCTACAAGTGATTGACTATAACCGAATTAATGAGTTGACCAAAGTTCAAGACCATCAAGAGTTCTTGCTCAAACTGCTGACCAGCAAGGATAGTTTTGTACGCAAGAAGATTATTGATCAAAACTTGAGTTACTTGAATGCAAGACTCACACACTACTTGGATCGCATTGGGCTGCCACACACTGTGAAGTTTCAAAACGACTTGAGTGTGAGCATTGAAGAACTGGGACGTGAACTGGACTTTGACAATCTGAGTCGTGGTGAACGCAACAGATTGATCTTGAGTATGTCGTGGGCATTCCGTGATGTGTGGGAAAGTTTGTATCACCCCATCAACATCTTGTTCATTGATGAAATGATTGACTCTGGCCTGGACACACAGGGTGTTGAGGCCAGTCTTGCATTATTGAAGAAGATGACCCGTGAGCGCCACAAGAGCATTTGGCTTGTATCGCACAGAGATGAACTTGCAGGGCGTGTGGAGAACATACTCAAAGTAGTAAAAGAAAACGGATTTACCAGTTACAACACAGACATTGATCTAGCATAAAATTCTATACAATTACTCTCAAAGGCATAACTATAGCACGAAAGGCAATTTCCCAAAACTCACATGACATGGCTTTATCAAGACACCCCAGTTGAGACACTGCCCGAAGAATGTGTGGGATTTGTTTATCAGATCACAAATAATCTATCTGGACGCAAGTACATAGGCAAAAAATTAGCAAAATTTTCGAAGACAACGTACAAGACAGTAAAACAAAAGAACGGCATTAAAAAGCGGAAAAAGATACGAACCAAAGTTGACTCAGACTGGCGTGAGTACTACGGGTCAAGCCCAGAATTAACCGCAGACGTAATCACTTTAGGCACCGAAAACTTCTCCAGAGAGATACTCTACTATTGCAAAAGCAAGTCTGAATGTAGTTACATTGAGGCAAGAGAACAGTTTGCAAGGCGAGTATTGGAATCAACAGATTATTACAACGGCCATATACAAGTACGTGTGCATGGCTCACACATCAAAGACAAACTTTAATAACGACTCTGTGCTGAGTGCAATGACTCAGCCCCATTGAGGAACGGTGCAATACCCGGTCTGGACTTGGGCGTCAAAGAACAGCTACTAACTTAAGGCAGCAAACGATTGGGGCGATGAGAAAAAGCAACCCCAGCTCATAGGATTTGGATCTATTTTGGATCACTAGGGTTCCGTTGACATGTGAAGCTAGAGTAGGGGGTACCGGTCAACCGCCTCCGTGTTGGAAACAACAATCTCTTTAGAATAGATGACTGCGGTCACTCAGATGATGCCGTCAATTCACCGTGCATACGGTGAATTATGACCACAGTATCTAGATGATACTGAAAAGACAACCAGTTGATGAGCAGAGCGAAATCAACAGAACTGCGTAGCAGTTCTTTCATGTGTGTAATCCTTGTGCTAGATAATACCGCCAAAATTTTTGTCTGAACACCCAGCCGTGAGCATTTAACAATTCGTTGTTACAACGATTACAGCCAGTACTTGTTAATAAAATTATGGTGTGTTGATTCAATCATTAGAGAACATGTATGTTGGGTTCTAACAAACTATGTAATTCTTGTGTGTTATTAGGAAACTTAGTCAGATTCCAAGTTTTCAAATTTAAATTATGTTGAGTAATTAATGCGTTTTGAATCAGCACTTCTTGGAAAAAATTTAACTTGAATCGATCTAATCTCATGTAATTCCCGTTGACAATGCTGTCAATAATGCGATCAAAATGTCTTCCAAAATACGGATCGTGAACAGTACGCCATTGTGCATATATTTTTTCCCAAACACCAAACTTCTCTGGATCTATTGATAGCTGCAACACTGTGCAAATTTCATACAGTATGTTTGGCATATTGTTCCATATATCATCAGTGGTGTAATAAAGATGGGCCAACGAGTGATTGATTGACTGATGTACTTTGTAATCCATCGGGTGGAACCCTATCAAAGAGGCCTTTTCTCTTTGATCCCATATTTGTTGGCCAAATTTTGCAGTGATTTTGCTAAAAAATGTGCGTTCAACTGTTTCTTGCAATTCAAAAGAATCGTTGACTAGTTGATAATTACAATCCAGGGGGTATCTATTGTTGTAAAATATACTCAATAAGTCTGGTTTGCAGTAATCAAAAATGACAGGTATCAACCCTTGATTTTGTGTCCATTGCAACATTTTTTCAAAGTCTTGTTGCACGTATGAGTGTGCGGTAGTTATTTGATCAGGTGTGGCACTGGTTAGATCCACACCAAACAATAATTTTACCGCTGTTGGTAGTGGCAGCAATGATACGTACAAGTTAGTATTGCTATCATCTAGCATTTTCAGTGTGGTTTTTAGATCATCAAAACCACAAATGTTGACCGGCTGATGCTGATGCCAGTTCTTGGCAACTACATCAAAATCTTGTACTATAGAAACCAGCTGACCGGTTTTTTTTGCATACTGTTGTTGTCCAGTGACAAAATACAATGACCAATCGATAAAATGCCCACCGGTGTTATGATATGGAATAAACAACAAGTTAGTCATGTAGATTTTGATCTGGCCAATCTCTAAACAATGCATGTTGAATGTTGCCACTAACAAACTGATTGAAACTTTTGTGCTTGACTTCAAGTTCGCCCTTTTGAGGTGCCACACGT